CTAACGATTCTGCCGAAGTAGCCCAAAGAGAAGCAGAAATGCAAGCATTAAAAGAAGAAAATGCTAAAATCAAGTTTGACACCGAAGCGAAGCTATCCAAAATGCAAGAACAAATGGAAGCGCTACTTGCTGCGGTTGCGAAACCTAAAACACGCAAACCCAAAGTAGCCGAGGCTTAATATGTCCCAAACGATGTTGCAACTGGTACAACAAACCGCAGCCGAGTTAAACCTCGCTGTACCGTCTTATGTTGTAGGTAATACCTCTCAAGATGTAAGTCAAATTCTAGCATTGATGAATGGTGCTGGATATGAATTACTTAAAGAATATGATTGGCAAGCCTTACAGGTGCAATATCGTTTCTACACGCAATCTATTACCGCCAATGCCACAACTGTCAATGGTTCGTATAACTTGACTTTTGATGGCGGCACAGATTTAAGCGCTGTTGATAGCCAATGGCAATTAACAGGCTATAACATTCCGCAAGACACTTATGTAGTGTCCGCTAATAACACCACTAAAGTCGTTGTAATGAGCCAAATGGCTAGTGGTAGTGGCGTACAGTCAGTTGTATGCGCCCAAACCGCCTATGACCTTCCTGATGACTTTGAAACCATTACAAACCGTACTATGTGGGACAAATCTAAGCATTGGGAAATGTTGGGAGGTGAAGATGCACAGCAATGGCAATGGTTAAAATCTGGCTATATTGCAACTGGTCCAAGAATTCGTTGGCGTATTCTTGATAATCAATTTCAAATATGGCCTGTAATGAATACCGAAGAGTATTTAGGTTGGGAATATAGGTCAAAAGGTTGGGCAAGAAGCGCTGCGGGTGCTGTAAAGAATAGTTTTACTGCTGATACCGACACAACTGTATTAGATGACCGCATTATGGTTTTGGCTACTAAACTCAAGTATTTTCAAGTTAAGTCTTTTGACACTACTGCATTGCAACAAGATTATCAGCGTTATTTAACTATTGCTAAAGCTAACGATAAAGGTGCGCCTAACTTATCATTTGCGCCATACCCAAGTAAAGTGCTTATTGGTTACGCTAACATACCAGACACAGGCTATGGCAGTTAATCATGTTGCTATCACAACCTAAGAAGTTTTCCGCTAAGACTACTTCTGTTCCTGCGCCTATTGGTGGTTGGAATGGTAGAGATTCTCTTGCACAAATGTCACCATTAGATGCTGTGGAAATGGTTAATTTTTACCCTACACCTACTGATGTCACTATGCGTAAGGGCTATACAAAGTCCTCTACAGGCATTACAGGTGCAGTAAATACTTTAATGAATTACCCAACTACTAGCGGATATAAGTTATTTGCAGTAGCAAGCACAAAGATTTGGGATGCTACATCCTCTACAGCTACCCAAGTTTATTCAAGTTTAACTAGCGATAAACTACAATTTGTCAATATTACTAACACCGCAGGCAGTTTTCTTGTTACTTGTAATGGGTCAGACGCAGTAACTATTTATGATGGTTCTAATTGGTTTACAGTAGCTACTACGACTACTGCACAGACAATTTCAAGTATTACAAAGTCAGGCACAACTGCCACTTTAACGACTGCAAGCCCTCATGGGCTTTTAACTAACAATCGAGTAACTATTAGTGGCGCATCATCATCTGAATATAATGGCACTTTTGTTATTACCAAAACAGGTGCAAGCACATTTACTTATGTAATGGCTACAGCACCAGCCTCCAATGCTACTGTAGTAGGAACTTATACGACAATAGGCATTACAGGCGTAGATTCATCAACTTTTATCAATGTAAACTTATTTAAAAACCGCCTATATTTTACGCAAAAGAACACCCTTTCTTGTTGGTATTTGCCTGTAGATTCTATTGGTGGCGCAGCTTCTCCCCTTTATTTTGGCTCTATTGCACGCAACGGTGGCTATTTACAAGCTATGGGTACATGGACAATAGACGCAGGGCAAGGCGCTGATGACTATGCAGTATTTGTAACTAATTTGGGTGAAGTCATTGTTTATAACGGTACAGACCCTAGTTCTATATTAACTTGGGCATTAAAAGGAGTTTGGCAATTAGGTCAAACTTTTAACCGCAAATGCTTCTTTAAATGGGGTGGCGACTTACTTTTATTGACTCAAGACGGATTAGTACCCCTTGCTTCAGCCTTACAGTCTAGCCGTTTAGACCCTAGAGTAAACCTTACAGATAAGATTTATTTCCCTATTAGCCAAGCTGCCACTAATTATTATGCTAACTTTGGTTGGCAAATTAACTATTTTGCTAGTGAAAATATGCTGATATTAAACATTCCTACTAATGATGGAATGGAACAATATGTAATGCACACAATTACAAAGGCATGGGCTAGATTTACTAATATTGAGGCTTATTGTTGGGAATCTTCTGGCGATAATACTATGCACTTTGGTGGTGATGGTTATGTAGGCAATTTTTATGTTGATACTGCAGATGATGGAAACAACATTACTGCTGCTGTGCAACAAGCATATAGCTATTTTGACTCGCCAGGGCAACAAAAACGCTTTACGATGGTTCGCCCTATTCTTCAATCCCAAGGTGGTGTACCAGCCGTTTTATGCGGTTTAAGCGTAGATTTTCAACCTATTGACAATTTAGGTGCGGTTTCATTTAACCCTAGCACTCAAACAGGTTCAACTTGGGACACAGCCAAATGGGATGAAAACATTTGGAGTGGTGGCTTAATCACTACTAGAGTTTGGCAAGGTGTTACAGGAATAGGATTTGCTGGCTCTATTAATTTAACCGCAGCAGCGCAAGGTATTGAATTGCATTGGGCTAGTACGGATTATGTAATGGAGCAGGGTGGTGTACTCTGATTTTACTTAATGAACAATCTTTAAAGGATTGGGCAATTAAACACAAAATGCCCACTTCCCAAGATGCACATTATTTAGGTCAAGTATTAGATGGACAGATTAGAGCAGTTGTAGTTTATTGTGGTTTTTTTGGTAAATCTTGCATGATTCATGTGGAATCAGAAGGGCAGCATTGGGCAACTAAAGATTTCCTAAAAGAGGTCTTTAATTACCCTTTTAACACATTGAAATTAAAGGTTATAATTGGCACAGTTGCAGGGAGTAACACAAAAGCCCTAAGACTAGACCGACACCTTGGTTTCAAAGATGTTGCCACTATTCCTGACGCACATGACGATGGGGATTTGGTCATTTTAGAAATGCGCCCAGAATATTGTAAATGGGCATAAGGAGAAGGTAATGGGTGCAGGTTCAACATTTTCGCAAGGTGCAAATGCTAGTGCGGCTAATCCGTATGCTGGCACAACAAGCCCTTATTTTCAAGCAGCTAATGCACAAGCACTTGGAAACTTGGCTGGCGCACAAACCGCTACCCAAGCTAATCGTGTAAATCAAAACACTTTGTATGGTGGTTTAAATTACCAACAAGGCACAGACGCATACGGCAATCCTACTTGGACTGCTAATCAAACAGGAACACCGCAAACTGAACAACTTGCAAGTTCGTCTTTAGCTGGTTTACAGCAAAGCATTAATAACCCTATGTATGGTATTAATCCTGGGGAAACTTATTCTGACGCTATTATGCGTAGACTTTCGCCACAAATGGCACAGTCTAAAGAAATGAATACTGCACAGTTGGCTAACCAAGGTATTGTGCCAGGCACTCAAGCCTATGACAACGCTATGCGTACATTCCAACAAGGTCAAAACGATTTATTGACTAGCGCACAAATTCAAGGCATGAATACTGGTTTACAAGCACAACAATTACAAGGTACACAAGCTGGTCAAATTAAAAACTTAACTACTCCTAACCTTATTAATGCACCTACGCAAGCTGCCGTGGCTGGCCCTGATTACATGGGCGCATTAGGTAGTCAAACTGCTGCTCAAATTGCAGCGCAAAATGCACAGTTAGGACAACAAACAGCTAATACTGCTGGTTTATATGGACTAGGTTCTGCTGGCTTATTAGGTTTAGCAGCTAACCCAGGCGCATTAGGCGCTATTGGTAGTGGGCTTTCACAAGGTTATAACTGGTTATCTAATTTAGGTGGTGGTAACTCAGGCGTTAATAATATTTCAACTGCTGACTGGATGAGTGGTAATTTCTAATGAGTATATTAAGACACTTCAATAAACACCAAGGTTGGCATGATGGCAAGCGCACCTACAATGGTGGTGGCGGTGGTCTTGGCAACTTTTTTGCTGAAATTGACCCTGTAGAAGCGTTTAAAGGTGCTGCTAATTCAATGGCAGATGAACAATTTAGGCAAACAGATTGGGTTTCTGAAAATGGTTGGATGCTTCCAATAGCTTTGGTTGCTGGCGCTTATGCCGCAGGAGAAATGGTAGGAGAAGCTGCGGTTGCTGGTGCTGGTGGTGCTACTGCTGCTGATGGCACAGTTTTTGCTGCTGGAGAATTAGTGCCTGCTGGAACAACTTTAGCAGAAGGAACTGCTATTGGGGCTGGAGAAGGCGCATTAACGGCTGGTGAAATAGCAAGTTCTGGTGGATTTACACCTGTAGGTGGTGCTTCTTTTGGCGTTGAGCCTGGCGCAGCGTATACAACTGGCGCTGTAGGCGGTGGTGTTGCTGGAGGTGGCGGTGCATTTACAGACGCTAATCTAGGATATACAGGCGCTGCACAAGAATTAGGACTTGAAGGCTCTACAACTGGATTAACAGATTTGTCAGGCACACAAGGGTCTGCAATGCTTAATTCTATGGGTTTAAATACTTCTGGAATAAGTGCTTCTGATATTGCTACCAATGCTAATCGTGCTAGAAATTTGGCAAAGATGTTATCACCTAGTTCAGGATTACCTAATTCATTAGGACAATTAGCCCAAGGGCAAACAGGTGTAGGAAGTGCTATACCAGCAATATTGCGTGGTAATCAAAACCCATTTATGCAAACAGCGCAACAACCTATTAGAAGCGCACAACCAATGGATTTAAGTTCATTGGCTAATTTATTA